TCAAAGATGACCGCAATGACCCTGAGAAGGCTGACATAGTTTACCTACGTGAGCAGCTACACGAAGACTTTGCACAGCACAAAGTACGTAAAGCTGTAGCTGAGTCACTAATCAATGCTGCTGTGTTCGGTACTGGCATAGCTGAGATAGTCCTAGAGGACGTTAAAGAGATGGCTCCTGCCACACAGCCTATCATGGGTGGTGAGCTACAGGCAGTAGGCGTAAACATTGTAGAGAAGACTACGTGCAAGCTACGTCCTATCATGCCTCAGAACTTCCTGATAGACCCTGTTGCTACTTCTGTGGAAGAAGCTATGGGCGTAGCCATAGATGAGTTTGTTCCTATGCACTACGTTGAGCAGATGCAGGAGAAGGGTGTATTCAAAGATGTTCATGTCGGTGAAGCATCACCAGACTTTGACATTGAGCCAGACCAAGAACTTACTCGTTATGAAGACGATAAAGTAAGACTTACGAAATACTACGGTTTAGTACCTAAGCACCTCCTTGATGACGCAGATGTCGATGAAGACGATGAAGTAGTCGATTTGGGCGAAACTGAAGAGGACGAAGGTTACTATGTAGAAGCTATCGTTGTGTTAGCTAACGGTGGCATTCTGCTCAAGGCAGAGCGTAACCCATACATGATGCAAGACCGTCCTATCGTGGCTTTTCCGTGGGATGTAGTACCCGGTAGGTTCTGGGGCCGTGGTGTCTGTGAGAAGGGTTACAACAGCCAGAAGGCTTTGGACGCAGAGCTGAGAGCAAGGATAGACGCTTTGGCACTGACAGTCCATCCTATGATGGCTATGGATTCTACACGTATCCCAAGAGGGTCACGTTTAGAGGTTAAACCAGGCAAGCTGATTCTGACTAATGGTGACCCACGAGAAGTGCTACAGCCATTTAACTTTGGTCAGGTAAATCAGATTACTTTTGCTCAGGCTGCTGAGTTGCAGAAGATGGTACAGACAGCTACTGGTGCTATCGACTCTGCTGGTATTCCAGGTTCAATCAATGGGGAGGCTACCGCTGCTGGTATCTCCATGTCTCTTGGTGCAATCATCAAGCGTCACAAGCGCACACTGATTAACTTCCAAGAGTCGTTTGTCATTCCATTTTTCACGAAAGCTGCTCACAGGTATATGCAGTTTAACCCCGAAGCGTATCCTGTTGCTGATTACAAGTTTGTGGCCTCTAGCTCTCTGGGCATTATCGCCAGAGAATATGAAGTAACTCAGCTTGTGCAGCTACTACAGACAATGCCCGCAGACTCCCCGTTGTACCTCTCACTGATTCAGTCGATCATTGACAATATGAATCTGTCTAATCGTGAAGAATTGATAGAACAGTTAGCTCAGGCTAGTCAGCCTACACCAGAAGCACAGCAAGCAGCACAGGCGGCACAGCAAGCACAACTTCAGTTCCAGCAGTCACAGACTAACGCACTTAATGGTCAGGCAGCTGAGTCACAAGCACGAGCGCAGAAGATTGTTGCTGAGACACAAGCAATACCTGTTGAACTGGAAAATGACAGGTTAAAAGCTGTTGCAACAAACCTCAAGGCAGGTGACCAGGATGACAAAGAGTTTGAACGTAGAATCAAAGTAGCCAATACGCTATTGAAGGAACGTGAGATAGCTGTAAAGGAGCAAACCAATGGTCAGCCATCGTGAGTTAGAAGCAGTAGTCGCACAGGTGAATGCTGAGTTTGAACGTCTTAATAACCGCATAGCGGAGTTAGAGAATGCCAAAGAAGAAAGACCCACGCCTAGCAAGAGTAGGAGTAAGCGGGTACAACAAGCCAAAGAGGACACCGAGTCATCCAACTAAGTCTCATGTCGTTGTCGCTAAGTGCGAAGACGGCACGATAAAGACTATTAGGTTTGGACAGCAGGGTGTTAGTGGTGCTGGTAAAAATCCTAAGTCTGCTAAAGAAAAAGCAAGACGTAAATCATTCAAAGCAAGACACAAGAAGAACATTGAAAAAGGTAAGTGTTCCGCAGCTTACTGGGCTGACAAGGTGAAGTGGTAGTGACAAAGATAAAGGCAGAGAAGTTAGACGCTTTATTCTTTCTAGTACAGAACACTGCTGGTAACTGGACACCTGAAGAAGTCATGGAGATGTATTACTACATTGAGCAAGAGATAGAACCTTTTGATGAACACACAGCTACAGTTTTAGATTTAATCGAAAGTAAGGAGCAACACTAATGTACAGTTACGGTTCAAAGAAAAAGAAAAAGAAAGTTAGAAGGCCCAGTAAGTAATGGGCATGGGTGTTAAACATTACTTGAAGGATGGGACTGTCCACAAAGGCGGTCTGCATAAACATCCTGATGGGACTCTGATGACTGGTAAGCGTATGTCGTCTAGTTCCAAGAAGCTGTATCACTACAGTGATTTAAGCAACAAAGCAAAACAGAAAGCAAGAACCCAATGGCGGTGAGATGGAAAAAGAACTTGAGGAATACTACAACAACTTCTTTGAAACATTTAGAACAAAAGGCTGGAAACAGCTAATTGAAGAAGTAGATAACAACATAGAACAACTTGATAACTTAGAGGCTACTAAAGACGAACAAGACCTTTTCTACAGGAAGGGACAACTTGCAGTCTTTAATAACCTAAAGAATCTGGAGCAGTTAATGATTGCTGCTCAAGAGCAAGCAGAGTCTGAGGATAACGAAGATGATGCTATTTGACTTTAAGTGTGACAAAGACCACGTAACAGAGAAGCTGGTAAGTTCTGACGTAACAGAAGTTACTTGTCCTGAATGTGATGGAGTTGCTCTTAGGCAAATATCTGCTGTTCGCTCTAAGCTAGACCATATTAGTGGTGACTTCCCAGGAGCTACTATGAGATGGGCTAGACAGCGTGAAGAGAAGATAAAACACGAACGGAAGACAAGCGAATAGCCCTTCCTCCTTTTAAAGCCAATATCCACAATGTTTAAGCACGGAGTTTAATAATGGCTAAATTTATTGATGAGCGTCCCGAAGAGGAAAACGCAGATACCACCGAGTCCTTTGAAGCTGTAGAAGAAGAAGTTGCAGTAGAAGAGGATAACTCAATACCTGATAAGTATCGTAACAAGTCTGTTGAAGAACTGGTACAGATGCACCAAGAGGCTGAGAAGCTAGTTGGTAAACAAAGTTCTGAAGTAGGTGAGTTGCGTAAAGTGGTAGATGACTACATTACTCAGCAGACACAACTCTCGCAGAAGCAAGAACCTGTCGAAGAAGTAGACTTTTTCGCAGAGCCGGACAAGGCTGTTAGTAACGCTATAGACAATCACCCGTCTGTCCAAGAAGCAAAGCAGATGGCACAGGAGTACCGTAAAAGCACTGCTCTAGCACAACTTCAATCAAAGCATCCTGACATGAATGCTATCTTGCAGGATGAGAAGTTTGTTGAGTGGGTAAACGGTTCTGTTATGCGCTCTAGGTTGCTGAAACAGGCAGACCAGCAGTACGACATAGATGCAGCAGATGAACTTTTCTCTAACTGGAAAGAACGTCAGCAACTTCTAGGCACGACTGCTGAGGCTGAGAAGTCACAGCGTAAACAGCAAGTCAAAGCAGCAGCTACTGGCAGTGCTAGTGGCAGCGGTGAAAAGGCTTCAAGAAAAATCTACAGAAGGGCAGACATTATTAATCTTATGAGAACTGACCCTAACCGCTACCAGGCTATGTCAGAGGAAATACTGAAAGCCTACTCTGAGGGAAGGGTCAAAAGCTAAAACTATAGGAAACTATTATGGCTACTTCCACTTATCCCGCTATGGGCGGTGCTGTTGATAATACTTCAGCAGCAACTTTTATCCCAGAAATATGGTCTGATGAGGTAATTGCTGCCTATCAGAAGAACCTTGTTCTGGCTAACCTTGTTACCAAGATGTCTATGACAGGCAAGAAAGGTGACACTCTTCACATTCCTAAGCCAATTCGTGGCTCTGCTAATGCTAAATCAGCTAACACTGCTGTAACATTGCAGGAAAACACTGAAAGCGAAGTTGCTATCACTGTTGATAAGCACTTTGAATACACTCGTCTGATTGAAGACATCACTGACGTTCAGGCTCTGGCTTCTCTGCGTACATTCTACACAGGTGATGCTGGCTACGCTCTGGCAAAGCAGGTTGACGATGACCTGTTTGCTCTGGGTAAGTCTCTGGGTGACGGTGATGGCTCTGACTGGACTCACAGCAACGTCTACTACCCAGACGCTTCTACTGGTCTGACAGCCTATGCTGTTGACACTGTAGTTGCTGCCGATGTGTTCACTGATGCTATCTTCCGTGACCTCATTCAGTTGGCTGACGATGCAGACGTTCCTATGGACGGTCGTGTGTTCGTTATTCCACCTAGCCTTCGCAATGCTATTATGGGCATTGACCGTTACGTGTCTTCTGACTTCGTAGATGGTCGTGGCGTAAGCAATGGACTGATTGGTAACCTGTACGGCATTGACGTATATGTTACTTCTAACTGTCCTACCATTGAAACTGCTGCTGAAAACTCAGCGGGTGGTGCTGTTAAGGCTTCCATGCTTGTTCACAAGGACACTATGGTTCTTGTTGAGCAGATGGGTGTACGTTCACAGACACAGTACAAGCAGGAATATCTTGCTAACATGTACACTGCCGATACTCTGTACGGTACTGGTGTAC